ATTTAGAAGTCCAGATTGGTAGTGTATTTATTCAATTCACAACAAACGTTCTGCTTGATTTTTAGCAGTAACAGTGCGATCTCGGCTTTCACTGTACCGAGCCCACAGCACGTCTGCACGATCGTAATCACGAGTATGTATGGCTTTTTGGTGCTGGGCCCGCAACATCTGGCTGTCAACGAACCAACGTCCGTATTCTTGATCAGCTCGATACAGCAAATCAACTGATACATGGCTGTGCCTTAGAGCCAAGATATTGGCCATTTTGATAGCCACAGAGTTCAAGTGTATTTCTGCATAGAGTATCTGTGATTTCCTATAAAGGAATTTGAGATTGTCTTGACTGGTTATCAATACATCGCCTACTAGAATACCTTCCGGAGTTTTTACTGGAATGATATTTTTAGATAGTTCTCGGCGAACTATCTGTTCTAGTCTACGGCTGATTTGTGTCATGAAAAAAGGACCTATGGTCCTTATTTAAGCAGTGTTATTTCATGCTCCGAAGAACTTGAGTATGGTCTGTATATTCAGCTGTCCGGTCCAACCTAGACCAGCTACGAATGCCATACCCACCATGCCATACATCATCAGCTTGTTCTTGCTTTGTTCTAATTCGTTGAGTTTTTTACCTAATTCTGCATGCTGTGTGCAGGAGGCTTCATACATGTGATTTAATTTCTCCGTGAGTCCGTCACGAGTTTTGTCCAGGCAGTCGTGCATATCCTTGACATCAACTTTTAATTCATCTAATTTTTCGTCAAGATTTGAAACCTGCGTTTCTACTATTCCAACACGTTCTGCTACTGTAGGCATTAGGGCCGTCTCCAATGTTATAAGTCAAGTGCTCGCTCCGAGCCATGTGCCTAGTCTATGATTGAATGCCTAATGATTGCCTTTGAACTAGTATTTATGCTGACTGTGCGAAAACACACTTTGCCTAAATCATCGTTACCCAAGTATTTATCATGTCACCCTGAGTTTGAAAGGCAGCTGGGTTGATGTCTTCACTGTTTTCTAAATCAACAATCACCGGCACATGGTTGAGATCATGCACTAACAGATAAACTGGATCACCGTCTTGTAGGAAAACCTCATCACGTTCACAGTCGAACTCCCAGGTCCAATGTGTGGCCTTGCCCGAGGCTGGCTCAGGTAATCTGCCTGTGTGCTTTTTTGGATCACGCAGCCATTCCACGTTGGATCTCAGACCTATGGCCTGTAGTAGGCTGTTGAAATTGGCTTGCTGGCCTAATAGAGTGGTATCAGCATCGTCTCTGTCAGGTTGACTGCGAGTTATATCTATAAGAGTAACAATTTGGTATCGTGCCATAATGTATGTATTTAACTCATAGAAATTCAGCCAACAAAAAAGGACCTTGCGGTCCTTTAGTGCTTCCCATCCCTGAGAATTAAAAACTATTAAGCCTGTAAACCAGCGAAGTCAGCTAACAGTGATGATGTTGTATTAGTAACACCGCCAAAGTCAGCGGCAGCGGTAAATGCGCCTGTGCCTTGGATTGCAACTTGTACATCGTCAGTTGTTCCAGCTGTGAATACACCTGATTCTGTTAGGCAACTAACACCCACAACTACGTGTGCGTCGTTGGTGCCTGCTGTACCACCTGTCTGTAGAAACAGGATTGCTGCATCTAGTTCTGCTTGTGTCATATTTGTGTTTGCAAGATTGATAATACGTGTGCGTCCTGCAATACCTTGTCCTGCTTTAACTTTTCTGTTTGCACCAATACGAGCTGCTGTGATTTCTGCACCAGCGTTGTCATAAATTTGTGCTACTGCTGTAATGTCTGCCATGATAAATTCTCCTTGATCAATGACCTCGCTCAGAGGCCGGCAATATTAGAAATCACCTGATTTCTATGCAAGTATTTATATTGGATTGGAAAAATCAGCTGAATTAGCAGTTAATCAGCTCTAAACGGAGTCCAGCGATCACGTGGCACCAACTTGCTTCCGCCTGCTACATAGCCTTCACCACCGGGCTTGCCGCCAGTGCTTTGTTCGATTTCACCACCTGCACCATCTAGCTCACGGATCACTTCATCTTTGGCCGACATGATCTCACGTACTAGTTCAAACAGCAGATCCATAACTCCGGGATGACGTTCGCTGTGGGCCTGTACTTTGGCTGCTTTGGCTGGGGACTTGACAAGAAACTGCATGAACGCATCAGTGTTGATGTTGTCTAATTGTTTGGCCTTGCTCTGAGTATTTACAAAGGTGTATATCTCAGTTTGTAGATAGCCCATGCCTGCCACAGGAGCCAGTAGGCCGTTGATCTTTGACTGATTCTTGGCCAAGGCTTCTATCTTGGCTAGATTTTCTGCACCTACCGCTGGTCTGTGGCTGACACTGGTTAGTCCGAATACTTCAAGTGCAGGAGTGTTATTAAACAATTCTGGATTATCAAAGTCTTCTCCACTCTTGTCTCCGAAATAACTGAATACCTTGTGAGCTGCCACAGCTACTTTGGCCTTGGCCAGTGCTCGACCTGTGTCGCTGTTCGCCATTACTGAGTAAGTGACTTGAAGAGGGGTGAATGAGATCCTGCCGTCTGCACCCGTGTATGGCTTGCCCGGATGGAACAGGAGATCGCCGTAGACATAACCACGGAAATCTTTGGGCGTAGCAGCTTCAAATATGGGCCACATTGCGGCCATATCGCCAGCAAACTTTTCACGCCAGTCTTCGCCCTTGCCACGGCTCATGATAAATGATTTTAGTTCTTCAGGACTAGAACTCTTGCCTTCTTCACGTCCCCAGTTGTTCTTGCCCACCATGCGGAATGTGCCGTCATCATCACGTCCCCAATACACTGTGGGATTACCGTCCCATTTGATAGTGATGCTGGTTTCGGGTTTGGCCAAGTCTTTGAGAAGCTGTATGGCCTTGACTGCACCATTGGTTTCAGTGAACACAAGATCTTCAAGGTGGTTGAATTCTCTGCCAACTTTCTTGGCAGGAGGTGCTTCATCTTCTAATAATAGTTCCCAGAATCTCATTTTACTATTTCTATGAGTTGTCGCATCCAACCGATACTGCCTGGTTGGTAGCTTTCTATTTGATTGGCCTTGGGCAACTCTATGCCTTGACGACCTAACGTTTCTCTAGCACCTGCGACTAATTCTTCGTAGTTGGGCAGTTTTTTAATATAGTTAAGGATAGCATCCACTGAACGAATGTCCTTGACGGTAGCAGTCTGTCCTAGTAGTTCTTTGGCAATCTGATTCCAATCGTTACCGTTGGGCAGCAGTTCATCTGTTTGTGGATTCAATATGCCATGCTTGGGACTGTACTTCATGTTCTTGGCTCTGGCTATAGAACTCAGTATGATGTGACGATGTTCACCACGATACTCTCCACCACCAGCAATCATGCTTCCCTGTTGGAACTTGGGATTGGCGGAGAACATGAAGTCTGCTTGTACAAATCCGTTGGCGCTGTCACCGTTGATGGGCACCTTCCAATGCACATTGTCGCCGCTGAGTTTGATATTCTCTTTGCCAAACTGTGCTATCAACTTGTCAGCAAATGCTCTTTTGTCTACTTCATTGGCATCCACACTAAGGTCTAGATCGCCCGAACTATTGCGCTCAAATGTGCCATCTGGATCTTCTTTGCGTCCAGTGGTGCCTAGCCATTTCACTGGCTTCTTGTCGTCTAGATCTTTCTCTTTGGTAAAGTCCAGGTCTGTGATCTTTTCGATGTAGTCCACTGTGCTTTCTACATCTGCAGTGGCAATGCGCTGTGTTAGGGGCTGCTTGTCTGCACCCTTGAACACATTGCCACCTTCTAGTAATTTACTCTGATTCATTTAACGGTCTCTTGGTTCTTTTGGATTCGGCGATCTTGCGTATGCCTCGAGTGAATTTGGCAGGATCCTGACCACGTATGGCATTTAACAGTCTACGTTCTAGTTCATCCGCCTGTTCCGCAGTGTAGTGTTTTTTCAACGTTTCCAGCAGATTAATAGCTGAATTGATGATGTTGGTGGCACGACTCTCAAACAGTTCATCCTTGTTACGGATTTCTGCCAGTTCATTTAATTCCTGCAGGATTGATCTTGTTTTTAGTTTCATGTGCCTTTCCTAGTCTAGTATTTACCCTCTACGCATCATTTGATATTATACACTGTTTGTTCTATTTAATCAAGTTGTAACACTTCTCATGGTAAATACTGAGTAGGAACACATGTTACTACACACATACAGAGGGAATAAAATGAAATATCTATCAGAAAAGATGCAGTCTATCCTAGAACGTTTAAGTGAAATGTTCCCAGGTAGCAGCTATCAATCAAGTCTAGATGCTTATCTAGCAGACAAAGGCATTACCGATGCCGCACAGTTGGAAAACTATATCAGTCAATTCAACTACAAAAAGGAAACTTATCTATGAAAAACTTCTTAAACACCATATACGACATTTGCCTATCAATTGGACAAACTAGAGCGGCATGTGCATTGGCTCGCGTGGGCCGATACGAAGAAGCCAAAGCCTTGATGACCAAGTAAGTTGTTGCATCGCAAGATATATACACTATGAACTTAGTTTATATACACGGTGCTAATGCCACCAGCGAAAGCTTCAACTATATTAGGACTAAATTAGGTAGTGGCATAGATATCGACTACGATAGTCGAAATGGCTTTGAAAATAACCTAAAACTAATGCAAATGCAGTTAGAAGATGTTGATAATATTGCATTTATAGCGCACAGTCTAGGTGGCATATATGCTCTGCATCTCAGCCATCACTTGCCCACACAGGTATTGGGTGCAGTTACACTAAGCACACCCTATGGCGGTGCTGAAGTAGCAGACTATGCTCAATACTTTTTACCATTCAGCAGGCTCATGCGTGATATTGGTCCCAGCAGCTGGGCCATGCGGGAAGCAGCCAAGATCAAAGTGCAGCATCCTTGGTGCAACGTGGTCACTGTGCAGGGTCGCAGTCCTTTCATAGTTGTGGCCAACGACGGAGTGGTTAGCATTCAAAGTCAGCGGCACCATGCAGATATGGAACTGATCGATGTTGACTACAATCACTATGAAGTGGTGTTGGCAGAACCTGTGATAGAGATCATCCGTGAACGGATAAACAAGTTCAGAAAATAGTTGTTTTTTTCTTGTTAAGCATATATAATAAACTAACAGCGAAAAAGAAGTAGCTGCTAGACACAGACATTACACACAGGAGATTATTA